GACAATCGCGCTGACCTTCTCGGCTGAGATGATCAACGTGGGGAACGCCGCTTTGGACAATCGCTGGCCGAAGAACTGATATTTTCAGCTTGAACACCCGTCCGGGATGTAATAAGAATTGCCGCCTGACGGATTTTCCGTTGGGCGGCAATTGTGATTTTTAACTAAAATATAGCCGTTATGCTCGAGCAGAAGAAAACAACAGTCAGCATTGAAGGGAGTCCTCTGCCCTCCTTTTCTCAGGTCATATTGAAACAATTCATTAATGACCATCACTATTTTGATGTTCACATGGACATAGAATCCGGAGAACTTTATGCGGCACATACGCTTGACAAAAGCAAGAACTGGGTAGGCAAGAAACTGGATATTCAACTGGGAGATAATGTTTTCAAGGGTATCATAACTCACGTCGAGCTTCATCGTACCCAAGGCAATCACGGCTATCTGCTTATACAGGGATATTCTTTAACATTCCTGCTTGAATCAGAATTGAACTGTGCTTCATGGACAAAAAAAACATTATCCGGCATAGTTAAGGAAATATGTGACAGGGATGGTGTCCCTTGTCTGGTTAATCCGGAATACAAAACAGAGATCGAATATGAATGCCAGTATCGCGAAAGCGATTTTGATTTTATCCGGCGTTTGGCACGGCAATATCATGAATGGCTGTATTATGACGGACATCAGCTGGTATTTGGCAAACCATCGTCACTTCCACCTCCTGTCTCTTTGGCTTATGGCCGCGAAATTTCGGATTTGAATATCGGTATTCAGACACTTGCACGACCTTTACAAGGAAGTTCATACCATTCAGGAAATGCACAGACATATAAGGCTTCTACTCCGGATGCTCCAAAGGGGCTGAATATGCTGGGACAATCTGCATTCGACGCTTCTATAAAACTATTCAAGTCTCCGGCTGTCCAAAACTCTGAGATTAGGGTTGCCAACAAGAGTCAGCTTGATAATTATTTCCAGAAAAAGCAACAGGGTGACACAGCCTCATCACATTACATAGCTTGTGATACCGACAGCAATCTTGTAAATTTGGGTAGCGTAGTTGAAATTCAGACTGCAATCCAGATTTTTCAATCTGTTTTTGAAGAAAAGAGTTTGGGAGAATATATCGTAACGGAGATTACACACTTCTCAGGTGCGGGAGAAAGTTATTATAACAGTTTCACGGCTATCAGTTCTTCTGTTCCGACTCTTCCCCCTCCCGATGTGCCACTGCCGGTTGCACAAACCCAGCAGGCTGTGGTAATAAGCAATGATGATCCGGAAAAGCAAGGACGTGTGCAGGTTAAGATGAGTTGGCAAGGCGATGGAATGCAGACATCATGGATTCGTGTCTTGACACCGGATGCCGGTGTAAGCGATAAAGTTTCTACAAATCGCGGGTTTGTATTTATCCCGGAGAAAGATGATATCGTCCTTGTCGGTTTTCGCTATGACGACCCCAACCGCCCATTCGTGCTTGGAAGTTTGTTTAATGGAAAAACCGGAACCGGAGGAGACAGCGGGAACAAGAAAAAGAGCCTGACAACGAGAAGCGGTTGTACCATTACCATAGACGATGACGAAGGCAGTATCACCATGAAAGATAAGGATGGCAATAGCTATGCGGCTGATGGACAGGGAAACATAACTATTTCCGCCTCAAAATCCATCAAGTTGTGCGTGGGGGAAACTTCCATTGAATTGGATAGTGAAGGCAATATTACATCCAATGCTGCTGCCAATATCTCGGAAACGGCCGGAGCGGACATCATCCAAGCCGCCCAAAAAGTGAGCACTTCTGCCGAAACTTCATATAACATAAACGGTAATGAGGTTACTGCTACGGGGAAAAGTACGGCAACACTTTCCGGAGGCACACAGGCTACTGTGGATTCCAGTGGCACAACGGCTATAGCAGGTACAATCATTAAACTGAATTAATTTATGAGCAACGCCATACAACAGATAGCAGACAATATGCTTTACCTTTGGGAGGAAGCCATAAGTCATCCCGTAAAAATGGTTCGTATAGTTATTAATCCTGGAGATGAATCCATGCTCAAGGCATTTTATGACTATATGTTGGCCATTGACAGCGACGAGGAGGATATGGTTTTCGTCATAGCCTTGCCGTTTATGTCTGTTGTAGAATATAGCGATAAAGTTCTTCGGTATATAGAGCGGCAGATTGAATATTGGAATGATTCCGATAAGCCGGAAGACATTATTTTTGAGAGAATAGACTGGACTCCGGATTTTACACTTGGAAGCAAGGATAATCCTGCGCAGTTGGTTGTTGAGAATTTCAATAGATTGGCAAAGGTTATCGTTGGCGGGACTGATATGAAATGCAGTTTTGTCTTTGATATCGAGGGTACGCAGGAGTATGAAGAATGTCGATTTTGGTTCGAACAGGCTCTGTCATTGCCGTTCAATGCGCAGATGGTTTGGGGGATCAGTGACATTATCGGGCAGGAACAGTTCGGTGACATCATGTCTAAGTATCCGAAAGAAACGACCAGTATTTATCCACCGATCAACATGGATGAGGCCGTTGAAAAATTGGCTGAACAGGCCGCCAATGAGGATACTGGTGATCCGGGCGCCAATGCTTTTCGAATAATGTTGGTGAAACTAATGAATAGCGTGAAGAAAGGGGATGCCGCGCAGACTGAATTTTATGCACGCAAGTGCTTGGATATGGCTCTCGTCAATGTAAAAAAGGACTTAAACTGGCTGAGTCAATTCGTTACTGTCTATACCATTTTATACACTGACCGTATTACACGTAAAGATTGGGACATGGCTCTCTATTTTGCCAACAAGGCGGTAGAATCGGCACAAATGGGTGAAGGCAGGCTCGAGCCTTCACTGTCCGGCCGTTTGCTTGGTGGTGCACTTTTGGGAAAAGCCTCCATATTGGTGCATCGTTCCGGGTGGCAGGAAGCTGCTGAAATATATAAGGTGGGAGCGGATGCTTACTCCCGATGTAAAGACTATCTTATGCAAGCAGAGGCTTTGCGAATGTGCGGATGGTGTCGAGAAAAAAATCACGAGAACGCTTTGGCGGCAGAATGTTACATTGAAGGATTCCGTTTGGCAGATAAATTATCTGTTGAGCTGGTAAGGCACTCCTCTTATCCATTGTTGCTTCTCAAGCTGCTTGAGAGTTCGAACTACCAGTCTTCTGTCGGCAAAGACGAAATCGATTCGGTATTAACACGCATAATCGGGAAAGACTGGGAAAATTTCTTATATGAGTACAAACGGAATTTAGGGAAATATTATGAACTGGCTGAACAAAATATGGACAACGCTGCAACAGATATTCACTGATGGACCGGATTATATCAAGTCTAATCCGAAATCAGGTTATCTTATTGTTATACTGATTTTATTGGTGTGGCTTCTTGGATTATTACTGGACTGGAAATGGACTTATGCCCGTCCCGGCAGTTGGGGTGGAAATTTCTGGTTGGACATATTGGGACCTAATGGCTTACGCTTTTGGCTGGGGGTCATTGTCGTACTTGCCATTTTCTTGTCAGGCTATTTATTTTTTAAGACTTAAAACTATTAAAGGATATTGTTATGTCATCAGGAACAAGTTATTTCGACCAGGTAAGCTCGCAGCTTGAAGTCACTGTCGGCAAACAAATGTCTGGTGTGGTTTCCGGAGTTTCTGCTAATGCAGAAGCTGGTGTGTCACCATCGATAAATGCTCTCGACACGGGATTAAAGGCGGCAACCGCCCTTGGCAGCTTGGCTGACAACGTGAGTGAGGCAGCCATACTGCCCGTACTCGGCGCATTGGGTATGAAAGGACAGGCCTGCCTTCCCATATCCAAGCAACTTGATCCTGTAATCGGAGTGGATATACACTTGGTGAACATACCTCCGGCAACAAGCGTACCCATGCCGCATCCGTATGTGGGCACACTATTATGCCCTCAAGATTTTATGACCGCAGCAGTGGCCTCGTTTATACCGCCTCCGCCAACAGCAGAGGATACTGGAAGTGCGGACTCTGCCAAACTTGCGGAAATCGGACATACCGCATTGACAATGGCCGTGGGCATGTTGGGTGCAACCGTCAAAATAGGCGGATTTATTCCTCGTGCTGTAGCTTCCACACCCACACGTAGCATACCGCATATTCCTATGGGAGCCGGATTTGCTGCCAACTCTCTCCCGATCCCGAAGAATAACGGACACGCATTCATGGGAAGCCTTACGGTACTGGCTGACGGATTGCCTCTTTCAGGAGGAGGTACGCACCTGCATCTGGATTGTAACGACCTCGGTATGGCCAGTGTACATAAGGTGCCGGGACTATTTCTGCCTACGGGAGTCATTAATCCGATTCCCCCTGCAAAACAGATATTGACCAGCCCCATTCCCGTACCGCTCAACCCTATGGCCGCACTTTCCCGTAAATGCATGGGGGCTTTCGGCAGAGCCTACAAGAGAAAGACCGCAAAGGTGGCAAAAAAACTGCACGACGCGGTAAATGACAAAATAAAGAGCAAGTCCTTGCAGAATATGCTGCACAAAACGATCTGTACCGTCACCGGACATCCCGTTGATGTGGCAAGCGGCACGTTCTTTACTGATGAAGAGGATTTCTGGCTGGACGGCCCGATTCCGCTTTCGTGGGAACGTACATGGTACAGTCGCAGCGATTACCGTGGCCCCTTGGGCAACGGCTGGCATCACGCCTATGACATGGGGATTGTCGTGGAAAACGGAATACTAACTTTCCGTATGTCGGACGGAATACCGGTCGCATTTTCCCTGCCCACAGAGAAAAATCCGTCATTTATACGTTCCGAACGGAAAGAAGCACGGAAAGAGAAGGACGGTTATTGTATCTGGGATATGGACGAGGATCTGTACTATCGTTTTACACGGAAAGAGTATGACTCCATACATCTGCTTGAAAGCGTGTCCGATGCTAACGGCTTTGCCATACGGTTCAGTTACAGTGCCGAGGGCTACCTGCGCAATATAACGGACAGTGCAGGGCGCCATCTGAGGGTGGAATACGATGTCCGCAACGGACGCATCATGGAAATATGGGCTCCGCATCCCGAAAATGCGGATGAGGAAATCATACTTGCCTCTTACGATTACGATGCCGAAGGAAATATGATACGGCAACGTAATGCGGTGGGTGATGCGATGCTCTATGAATATGCCGGACGCCTGATCGTGAAGGAAACGTGGCGTAACGGACTCTCGTGGTATTTTGAATATGACGATACGGGTATCGGTGCCCGCTGCATCCACACATGGGGGGGCGACGGCATATACAATCACAAGCTGAAGTTTATGAACGGGCTGACAGAAGTACTTGACAGCCATGATAAACTGACAGTTTATCACCACCGTGACGGGCTTGTATATCTGAAAATAGACGCCAATGGAGGTGAACACCGCTGGAAATACGACACGGACAGGAAACTTTTGCAGGAAACGGATCCGGCAGGCAACAGCTACCTGTACAAGTATGACCGCTGGGGTAACTGCACGGACAATTCGGATCCGGGCGGTGGCAGTGTTTCTGCGGTATTCTTCCGGAAAGGTGCGTTACGCAACAGGCCGATAAGTGTGACTACGGCAGACGGGGGAACATGGATGTTCGGCTATGACGACAAGGGCAATGTGATGAAGCGCACAAATCCGGAGGGAGCTGAGACAAAAATAGAATACCGTGAAGGATTGGTTAGTCGTGTGACGGATCCTTACGGTGTGATGACAACCCTTTCTTACGACAAGGACGGAAATCTTACGGAAGTGGCAGACAGCCGTGGCAATGTGTTACGTTACCGATACGACCGGATTGGACGCTGCCTTCGCGTTACGAATCCGAAAGGCGCAGAACAGGTACGCAAGTACGACTTGGTTGGTCGTGTGGTGGAGGTGGAAGATTTCGATGGAAACCATATATTCCTGACTTATGACGGAATTGATAACCTGGTGGAATATCGTGATAACCTGCAACAGGTGGAATACCGCTATGCGGGAATGTGGAAACTGACTTCCCGTCGGGATAGCCGTGGCGTAGTAGCGTTCCGCTACGATGGAGAGGAACGCTTGCGCAAGGTAATCAACGAACGGAGGCAATGCTATGACTTCGACCTTGATAATACGGGTAACGTAATTAGCGAGGTGGGCTTCGATGGAAAGAGAAGGATATACAAACGTGACATAGCCGGACGGGTCGTGAGCGAGAAATTGCCGAGCGGAACGGAAAGGGAGTATGAATACGATGCGGCATCACGCGTTACGCGTGTTTCTTATGTCACAACTGACGAACCGGACCAGACTTATCAGTACGGCATATCGGGCAGGCTTGTGGAAGCCGTAAGAGGTGAAAGCCGTGTGGAGTTTACATACAATACACTGGGGCTCCCGGTTACGGAAACGACGGATGGAGAGACCATCACACGTACTTATGATAAGGTCGGGCAGATTCTTTCTTTACAGAGTACACTTGGAGCAGACTTGAAATATGAGCGAAACGAATATGGAGAGCTGGTTGGATTCAAGGCGAGTGACGGATGCGGTGAAGACGGAGGTGCTTGGCATTCCGAACACCGTTACGATACGTTGGGCTTCGAAGTGGAACGGATGCTTCCGGGCGGTGTGGTGCGCAGTTTCGCGTACGACAATATAGGACGGTTGGTAGATGCCCGGACACGCAAAGATGCCCGGACACGGCACATGCGTCGCTATTGCTGGGGTGTGGCCGACCGTCTGCTCTCCACCGAGGATAGCAAAAGAGGTACGACACGTTATGGCTATACGCCGAATGGTCAGCTTGAATTTGCGGAATACCCTGATGGTACACAGCAATGGAGAAAGAGCGATATTCTCGGCAATCTTTATCCTGATCCTGACTGTACGATACGGCGTTTCCTCAAGGGAGGCGTAATGGAGCAGGACGGTAAGTGGCACTATGAATATGACAAGGACGGCAACCTGACGGAACGTTATATTGGTTCAGGGAAATGGCTTGATGGGAAAAAAGAGCATTGGAGGTATCGATGGAACGCCGACGGTTCGCTGGCTAAGGTCATACGTCCTGATGGAGAAGAGGTTGGATTTACCTACGACGCTCTGGGCAGACGACTTTCAAAGACATTTGGTACGGTTGTCACTCGCTGGTTATGGAATGGGAATGTACCGCTGCACCAGTGGAAGCAGCAGCGTACCTATTTGCATCGATATGAACGCTGGGAAACGGATGAAAAGCGTCATGCCCGTACACTGTGGTTGTTCGATGAAGAATCTTTCGTTCCGGCAGCCATGATTAAGGAGGGGAAAACATATTCCATATTGACGGATCATTTGGGGACACCCACAGAAACGTATGATACTGAAGGTAATGAAGTGTGGAGTCGTGTGCTTGACTTCAATGGGAATGTCATTGAGGAAACAGGAAACAAAGGGATGATTCCGTTCCTTTTTCAAGGCCAGTATTATGACAGAGAGACAGAACTGGCCTACAACAGGTTCAGGTACTACTCACCGCAAATAGGAATGTATGTTTCGCAGGACCCGATTGGACTGGCTGGTGGAATTTGTTTATATAATTATGTTGTTGATACTAATGTTCTAATTGATTGGTTTGGCTGGCATGAGGTTATTGCTATTTTGGATGGGAAACCAGTATTAACAGATAAAGGAAAATATTCATGGTATAGTAATCCTGGATCGTCAGACGCACAATACAATGGATATGGTGCCACTGGACATTCAGAGGCCAAACTATTAGAAGCTCTTGATAAGAGAAACAAAGTTGGTGATTTATCGGGAAAAGTATTAGATATACATTCAATGGGGCAAATGACTAAAGGTGGTGTATCACAATTATCTCCATTGGCTCCATGTAATAGATGTGAGAAAGGCATGCAAACCTTTGCGATAAAGCATAATATGATTATTCGATATCATTATATTAATGATGAAGGGCATAAAAAAATATCAACTTATAAACCAAAATGATTATGGATTCAATCAAATACATTAAAAATAAAATTATTGAGAAAAGAAATTTGTTAGATAAAATAGCACAGAGTGATTTGATATTTAATCCAACTCTTTCTCTTGAAAAGATAAGACAATTTGAATTTGAAAATCATATAGAACTTCCACTAGATTATAAACGCTTTATCTCTGAGATAGGAAATGGTGGAGTTGGTCCTGGATTTGGATTAAAATCATTATTTGATTCTATAATAGATTTTAAATTGAGAAATCGACCTTGCATTTGTTTAAATAAAGAATTTCCATACCAAGAGAAGTGGAATGAGTCTTGGATTGCATCATTTGATTGGGATGATGATTATCCTGAATCCGAGATTGTGGATAAATATATGAATACCAAACATATATTTGGATGTTTACAAATAGGTCATTGGGGGCATGGTTGTACCTTTTTACTTGTTGTTAATGGAACAGAATTTGGTAATATTTGGCTTGATAATAGAGCTGATTATAGTGGTATTTCACCTGTTCTCAATAAAGAGAATAAGCATATTACTTTTAGTGAATGGTATTCAGACTGGATAACTAATCTGATATAATATCTAATAATTGTAATGACGGACACAGGTTATTTCGACAGCATAAGTGCAAACCTCAAGACTGGTGTAGGAAAAGATATCTTGGGTAGCATAAAAAACAACTCCAATGCCTCGATGCTCTCGGTTCTCGGGGGCATGAAGAACATGCTCTGCCTGCCCTTCTCCAAGCAGCTCGCTCCGGTGTTCGAAGGTGACATTCACCTTGTGGCGATATCGCCCTTCCCTGTCTCTCTCATGCCTCACCCTTATGTCAGCGTGCTCCTGAGACTGCAGCACTTCATCGTTACGGCTCTCTCCGTTACTGACAGTGGAGCAGGCGGCGGATACCAACAGTTGAGGGAACACCTCACATATAACAATTAAATTACATTTTTAAGTATTAATGAATATGATTGATAATCGCACAACATTTCTTATTGGAGCAGGTACGCCACTTGACCTTGATTTACCGCAAGGAACTATAAAACCATCAACAAGGAATATTACAGACGAGGTTTGTAGTCCCTATACGGATTATCTTGATCCAAGTAATTCCATTACAACAGTGAAAGATATTTATGACAAACTTAAGATGGCTTATCCGCCTGATCACTCCAATCCGTTTCTTAGGAAGGCACCGGAACCTAATGTCCATTTTGAACATCTGTTCCATGTGTTGGAAATGCTATATTCCTATGGATGGGTATGGGATGGCAAATGTCATAATGCGAATCTGTTCCCTGCTTTTGCTCCCTTTACACTGCCTAATATGGAGTTTGATCGTAACAATCTCAGCTCCGTGATGAAGCAGTTCGTTTTACGGATAATGGATATTATAAATGGATACGATACTGTTTTTCGAAATCGGAAGTATAAAGAAAATGAATGGTATCGGGATTTTTACCAACAGTTCGGAAAGGGCAGTGATTTCTTTGTGTTTAACTATGACACAACGATAGAAGATTCTATTGGAAACTATGAAGATGGTTTTGAACCTGATGGCATTCAAGATGTATTCAAAAGGTTTAATCCCAAGCGGTTGTTTGAGAATCCGGAAAAAGTGGCAACCATTAACCATCTGCACGGATGTATCAATTACTATTTCTCGTCCTATAAAAACGCAAATCAGGATATATATACCAATCTCTCCCATGACCTATACAAATATCCTAATTATGATATAGTAAAAGATATGATGATAGGCCGAGGACAGGGGCAACCAACCTGCCAGTCCGGAGAAACTTACTATGCGTCCCCTATAGTTACAGGATTGCGTAAACCGGATAAACTAAACTGTGTCCCCTTTGATTTTTATCATGCCAATTTAACTAATTGCATAATCCGGAACCCCAGATTAGTAATTGCAGGATATAGTTTCGGGGATTTATATTGTAACAATTTATTAGAGCGAATGCACTTCCTGCATGGAAATCGGCGTCGTATTGTAGTTATTGATTTTTTAGATATTCCGAAAAAGGACCGGATGCATGGCGGATATTGGTTAAGCCAAAATATGGGTAGTTTCCTTTGCCGTGCGGCAGAATGCGGTACTTTTGATGAAGTGGTGGAACAACTTTATAAAAATGAGGACCCCAAGACCGGTGCTTTGTATAGCGACAACGGTTGTTTGATGGTACTTTTTAATGGATTTAAACATGCCGCAGCATGTAGCAATGATATAGAATCTTTTTTAAATTCATAAACAATATGATGAAAGCTGATGGCACACCGAAGTCTGCAAAAAGGCAAGCGACAGGGAGTAGTATTTCCGTGCATCCATACCCATCAGTATGGGATACGGCAAACTATATCTGTGAAGAGATCAAAAGAAACGTCAGGTCTCAGGATGTAAAAGAACTTATCTCTCTTTTGAACCATTACAATAAATCACAGAATTCTCAAAAGCAAGCATTCAAGAAACTGACCCCATTCGGGCAGGCAGCAGTATCCGCACTAAATCCTTCTTCTCTACTTGCAAGTGTCGCATCAGACAAAGTAGAGGGAAGAATACAGGCATACAAAAAGTGGAAAGGACTTGTTGCAAATGAGAAAATATGGGATCATAAGAGAAAGATCAAAGAAATACAAGGTTGCGATTGGGCTTGTGATAGTGCAACACAATTGAAATTTATGTATGATATATGGTCTAACATACACTATGGATTTATCGGCAGGTATGTGGGATTTACCGAATTTGAACTTGTTAATGGCGCCGGTTTTGCCCAACTGGGAGACAATAACAGGTCTTATGGTACCTGGGCCAAACAATACATTTCGAATCGATTTGTTAATTTGGGAGATGCGGATATATTGGGAGGATTCGATGACGCAGAAGACACTCAGGCCATAAAGGTTGGTTTCAGCCTGTTCAATAAGTTCGGAGCGGTACCTTCTGTTTTGACATCTCGGCATATCATGGATGAACTTTATCTGTTTTACCGGAATAATAAGCCTTTACATATAGAAAAATGCGAATATCACCAATAACATTTCTGATTTCAAGTTTATTCGTTACAGGTTGCGAACTATCCCTGCCGACCGACGACGAAATGGTGCGTCATTTCACGCAACATGAAGCGGCTTTCAATGAAATACGCGACATTGTCGTACAACGTGCTTATGGTACATATTACCCTCCTTACAGAACGGATACATTATATGGCGACGATTTATTGAGTATCAAGGAACTGCCCGAAGAACATAAGTTGCGGCTGGATTCCCTTCTAAACGAAATAAGTTGTGAGCGTGTCTTTTACTGGGGAAAAGAATCGCTAAAGGAAATGGGCAAGGATACATCAAGAACAAAAGTCTATATCCCTTATTTTGTTCACGGCTTGTCAATCGGCGGAACTTCCAAAGAATTTCTCTATGAACCGGAACTGGATAAAGAGCAAATATCGGCAACAGAACAACAATTGGATTTGAATGATATCTATCGCCAAACAGATAGTGATACGACTCTATATAAACCTATCAAAGACGGCTGGTATATTATGCTTGACCACGACAACTGAACTGCCACAAAAAAGACGTTTGTCCTCGCTGTCATACAGCATAAGGTCAGACGTCTTCTTAATGTGGATACAAAATCAAACACGCTACAATCTACTGTTTGTAATGAAATACTTCCGCTTCATATACAATTAGTTCCCTAATCGGGCTTCCAATTCCTGAATGCTTTCTTTTAAAAAAGCATACCCTTCATTAACTATGCGCTTGTATTCTTCAATAGCTTTTTGTGCATTCTCCGGATTTCCCGTGCAGTCATATTCTATTTGATGTGCATAACCTATGGCAAAAGGAACGGCTTCATCTTTACCGCGCAACTTTTCTAATTCTTCTCTTCCTTCCTTACGTTCTTCAGCATCATTTGAAAATGTCTTATCTATAGCAGAATCCAACTGCTTAAAAACTTTTTGTTTTTCTTCTATATAATCTTTGATGTTCATAATTTATGATGTTGGTTTTCTACAAAAATAGGGAAAAAAGCAAGACTATCAAAAAAAGGAGAAGATATTTTTTTAGGCCACAAATATTTTATAACTTCGCGTAAATGAAAGAATTAACTCATAAAAAATACTTAAATGAAAAACTTGTATATTATAGGAAATGGATTCGATTGCCATCATGGAATAAATAGTAGTTATAGTGCGTACCGTCAATGGCTCGAAGAAAACGAACCGGAACTCTACGAAAGACTGAGAGAATTCTATTATGTGGATGATGACGAATGGTGGTGGCAGTTTGAGGTGAATTTAGGTGAAATAGAACTTGCGGACTACGTACAGTATACTGCTTCGGAAAATCAGCCGGATTTTGCCAGTGACGAGTTTAGGGATCGGGATTATTATGTCGGTTCGTACCAGGCAGAAAGTGAAATTGGAGGTTTGGTCAATGACATTAAAGACACTTTCAAAGCATGGATTAACTCTCTGTCAAAGGCGGATGGAAGTAAAAAGATAAAGTTGACCAGAGGAGATGACCACTTCATTAATTTTAATTACACTTCCACCTTACAGTATTTATACGGTATTCCTGATTCAGAAATTCTTCATATTCATGGTAAGGCTTCCGATGAAGTGCTGGTACTTGGTCACAATAAGACTTATGAAGAGCTGACCAAAGCTGCAGAAGTCATCCAACCGGAGCCTCCGGCAGATTTGTCGGAAGAGGAGCTCGCCGAGTGGTACGATGGGGAAGACTACATAACTCAAACAGTTCGTGATGCCGCAGTCAACGAAATATATAGTATTCGCAAAAATGTAGAGCAAATTATCCAAGATAACCGGAGCATATTCTCTTCAATGAATGAAATCGAGCATATTTATATTTACGGCTTTTCTTTTTCTCCGGTTGACGAACCCTATATTGACAAAATAATCAGCCACATAGACAAAGAGAAAGTTCATTGGACAATTAGTTATTACAGCGATGAAGACCAACAGAAAATACAAGCCTATATGCAGTCCCGCAAAATATCACCGGATTTGTGGGAACTTATAAAATTGGAAGATATCCAAATGTACAAGCAACAACGATTGTTCTAAGCTTATTGGCAAGTCACCTGCATTTCCGTTTGTATTCAGGAAGCGGATATGCAGGTGTCAATATCATTATAATTTATGTACACCATATAAAATAGGTCTTTTTCCGTAATCATCAGATCCCCTTGATTACAAAAAATATTCCAAACTATTTGGATGTTTTGAGGATTTCTGTTACATTTGCTTTAGTTGATATTCTTTTCTTTTTTCGAAAGCGGGACCTCTGCTTTAATCAAGAATTATTGTCTTGATTCATAACCATTAAAACAGTATTGCTATGGGAGCATTCAGAGTGACCGTGCAAATTCGGAACAAAGAAATAGATATACTCTACTCACATATAGAGTTTAGTCGTAAGACAGACGCCAAAGGGCGTCCGGTGACAACTGTTATTGGCGGACGGGTTACGTTCAGCATTGAATCGACTCAAGATACGGACATACTTGAGATTATGGTGAACGGGCAATTTAAGCCCATTAGCGGAAGGTTTACTTTTTACAAGATTGAAGATAACTCTGTATTTCGGATTATTGAGTTTAGATGTGCCTATATTGTTTTTTACAAGGAAGTTTTTAATGTAGATAAAAGACGTCCATTATTTACCACAATAACTCTTTCTTCCGATGTTCTTGTTGTTGGAAATGCCTTTTTGACAAATAGTTGGTAGCTGGTTTTGTGATGTGGTTTTATATTTTGATCTCTTGCGGCATATATTCGGTGGAGCGGTAAAAGCATTAATCAAAGAACGATTAGTTGTGTATGAACTAACAAAATCCGGTCTGAATCGTATATTTATGGCTTAGCTGTTCGTGAACAATAAAGAGGAATGTGTAAATATTAGATAATGATTCTTTTGGTTTATACTTGCTTGACGTTTTGGAGGGCAATGGCAAAGATAATGCAACAAATTTATACTCTATTGCAAAAATACACTTTTGTGTCAGGCTTAATCGAAAGAACCTCTGTATCTTTGTTTCATTAAAACATGTTTATATGAAAAGATACAGCAGGAATCGCATTTATATCAGCGAAGAAGAACAGGAGAAAATCAAACAAGTCCGTATTCTATTGGGTGGTGCCGGAATTGGCAGCATCATTGCAGAATGCGCCTTGCGGTTTGGTTTTGAAAATATGACCATTGTTGACGGTGATAAAGTGGAAGAGAGTAATCTCAACAGGCAGAATTATGTAAAAGCGGATATTGGAAAATATAAAGCAGAAACACTTTGCAAACGCTTGCAGAAAATTAATTCCAACGCAGAAATAAAATTCCATAATACATTTATAGACAAAGGTAATATAGAGAGTATTATCTCAGGGCATCATATAGCTATTAATGCTTTGGATTTCAAGGATGGAACCCCTTTTGAATTTGACCGCATCTGTTCCGAAAAGATGATTCCCGTTCTCCATCCGTACAATTTCGGATGGGCGGGATTCCTCACTATTGTAAAGCCGAAAGGTTATCAGTTGTCTGAAATCTCCCAAGAACCTAACGGCTTTGAACTGAAAGTGGCGGAGTATGTATCGAGGTATGGAACGTTTTGGAATATGCCAGTTTCATGGTTGGAGAAGGTGATAGAAGAATATCGTGCGGAAGGAGGCATCTTGCCCCCTCCCCAGCTTTCTGTTGCCTCGTGGATTGTTGCGGGACACTGCGTGAATGCCATGTTCAATCTGGCGACCGGACGTGAAGTCAAGTTCTTTCCTAAATTTTACCTCTCATCACTGATGTGTGAGAGCAATTCCCTATAGTAACCTATAATTGGTTGCATAAGACAGCGCTTCCGCAATGTTTTTTACTCCCAATTTGGAGAACAGTGCCCTTTTGCATGCCTTTATGGTATCAACGGACTTGCATAGTTTATCGGCTATGTCATTCATGGTATAGCCTTGGGCTGAAAGGATCAGTACATCACGTTCCATTTCGCTCAAGGTTATGCCTTCTTTCTTTATCCATTTATGCTTGTCCAAAGAATATTCATAATAAGATTTCGAACCGGATTTCTTCATGATGATGTAACCGGGAGTACTTCTTGCCGACATGGATATGGTACATAACGCCAGCCATATACGTCCATCTTTAGTCAATATCATTGGAGTGAGGTGGTGATTCACCAATCTTAGTTTCCTTCCATGTATAATATGGAAGTCATATGAAATGGTATAGTCAAGACGTTCCGCTAAGGGTATTTCGTTGAACAGATCGAATCCTTTCTTGTTTACTTCCAATAACATCTGTTGTTCTTTTTCAGGCACGTAATCCAGATAAAACCTGTACCCGAAATCCTTAATCTTGTCAGAAGTCTGACCACACCAATATCCCAGATTTTCTGATACGTACAGGAAGTTCTGTTTGAAATAATCTATGATATACACGCACTGGTGCGTGCTTCTTGCAAATGCTTTGGCTGTATTTACAAGAAGATTGATTTTCTGATAGTCCTCGTCCGTAATATTGTATACGGAATTAGACATTATAAAGAAGTCTCCTATATTTGTTGCCATAACAATTCTTTTTATAGATTCGCCGCAAATTTACTGATTATTCTTGAATATGTAACTTTTTAACACACAATTGTGTGAATATAATAGTGTATTTGTCTAAAATACACTTTTGTGTTAAATAAAGGCAGCCGTTCGTTTTTAGTTTTGTATCAGAAAAACAAAAAGAAATGGAAAAACTGATTTATACAAACGGACAATACAATATCTGGCAATTGGTGGGGAAGGAAAACCTGAATGAATTGGCAGAATTTGTGGTAAGGGAGAATTACAAACATCATGTGGGTGATTTTTCCTCCGAATCTATCAAGAATGAGATATATTCTGTTTATCAAGAAGAACTCCAGTATATTGATAACTCCACGATATTTGTAGTCCGCAATGATGCAGGCAAAATTATCGGTTCAATCAGGGTGTTCAAGTGGGACAGGAAGAAAACTCTCCCGTTACAAAAGATTTTCGGTATCAATCCGTTAACAGCTATACATTCTGAAACAGATTATAACTATTGGCATATAGGCCGATTTGCCATAGACTCCCTGGCAGGAATCCCGACAGTCACTCTGTTTAAGCAACTCATGGTATATGCGGTACATCCTATTATATGCGATAGCAAAAGCTATATGATAGCAGAAACAGACAGCAAGTTACTCAAAGTGATGAATACACTTGGTATTGAGACTGTTCGATTGGGGCATTCCATTAATTATCTTGCCTCAGAAACCATACCGGTGTACTCCAGTAAGAATGGACTTCTCCTATTCTACAATCATTATGAAAATTTATATATAGCTTCATGATATACACTTTTGTGTATTTCTCCATGAAGGTCTATAACGAATACACTTTTGTGTCAAAATATACTTTCATGACTATTTAACTTTGCAAATAAATAATTGGATGGCCAGACAATCAGCAACAGACCTAACTGTACAAAGGAGTGGATACCGAAAAACTGAAAGAGTAGGTTGGTTTAAGTGATACACAAATGAAAAAGAAAAAGATCGGACAAGAAAAGAATCTTGTCCTGCTTGATCGCTTAACTCAAAAAGAGCAATCAATTATCTCAGGTGGTGCGAAAAGAATCAGTGGTGAAATAACAGGCACCATCAGGGTTTACTTTTAATGTTTAATTTAAAATTTTACAATTATGAAAAAGAAAGAACTTAAAAAAATGAATGACATGACTCTTATGGACCGATTGACTCATGCAGAAGTCAACAAAATTAAGGGTGGAAAAGCGAAAATTGAAGGTAATTTGAACATCAAAATCTCAAACTACAAGTAATGAAAAAGAGAAATCTAACAAAAGCTTCCCGCCTTGCCAATATAGACCGGCTTACCAATCTAAATGCTGGTGCTATAAAAGGCGGTAAAAGTTCACCTCAAGATTCTATTTTCGTGGACGTTCCTAAAATTGATATTCCGGAAATAGTAATAAGAATCTAAAAAAAATGAGGGCATGTAGTAGCAAGCAAGCCTTGCTACTACTACTTAAAATGTACGACAATGAAAAAAACAATCTTATTAGGATGGCTTCCGCCTGCAATGGAGAATGTCCCATCTCCATGCCTGTCAGTCTTAAAACCTGCATTAAATCAGGTTGGGTACAATGTTTCTTTGAAGTATTGGAATGTATCATTGAACCCTCTGCTGAAAAGTTTCTTCAACATGGAGAACTTGATATATGATACCGAACTTAATAAACTGATGCCTTTTTTACTAAATCTTGGCATCAGTTTAAACGATACAAAAATTGTGGACAAGATTAAATATTATATCTACTCCATAAAGCCACAGCTGCACAGTAAAGGGAATGAGTATATTTATGAATACTTCCATTCATTCAATCAAAAACTGAATTGCTGGTTTGAAAATGAAATCAGTCAAATAAAGTTTGATGACTACCTGTTTGTAGGATTTTCAGCCCAGTTCTATCAATGGCTTGTTGCAAACCTGTTTATTGACAAGATAAAGACTGCTTATCCGAATACCCATATACTTGTGGGTGGTTTTGGAACAAAGGAAGAAGCGGTTACATTTTTGAAAAACTTTCCACATGTCGATTATACATCTTGGGGAGAAGGTGAATATTCAATACAACAACTGGCATTGTATCTGGACGGTGAAAAAGCAGCATTGTCTTCCATTCCTAATACCGTATATCGTATAGGAGATGAAATAAAAGTGAATTTGTTAAGAAATGTTTATGTGGACTTAAACAAGTCCAAGATGGATTTTTCCGATTATTTCAAATCCATACAGGGCTTTTCTCTGGATCAGGAACTGTCCTTGCCTATAGAAGGCGGCAGAGGATGCAGCTGGAAACAATGCAAATTTTGTTTCTTGAATACCGGCTATAAATATAGGACTAAAACCAATGAACAGATAATAAGAGAAATAAAGGAGCAAGTGGAGCGATATGAGGTAAATCGTGTCTTATTCTTGGACAACGATATCATAGGAGCCGATATGGATAACTTTATTGAGCTGTTGGACATGTTGATCGAATATAGGAAAGAAAATAATGACTTCTCTATATTACTGGCGGAAATAGTTACAAAAGGGGTTCCGTTCAATGTCATAAAAAAGATGGCCCTCGCAGGATTTGAATCCGTCCAAATAGGATATGAATCACCCAGTAATAACCTTTTGGAAAAGATCCATAAGAAAAATACGTTTGCCAGTAACCTGTTCTTCATTAAATGGGCAAATGAATTAGGTATTCGTATTAACGGGGCAAATGTACTAAGAAATTTATTGGAAGAAACAACAGATGATATAAAGGAAAGTATTGACAACTTATATTTTTTGAGGTTTTATTTCCAAAAGAGACTGGTATGCCACAGCTATTCCTTCCTTAGTGTCGCAAAATCATCACCTTACTACCGGACTTTATTAAAAACAAACCGGTTGACAGAATGGGGACAATCGCACCTGGCACAATTTACCCCAGAAAATTATATGTCATTAGAAGATAAATTCATCCTCTTTTTTGATTTTATAAAACCGGAGTATAATCATTTGTGGGACACTTTCCAACAAATAGAGCAACATTATATAAACAATATTTATGATTATCAATTGATAATTGAAAGCAATAGTGTGTTCTACAGGGAATTCTATAATAACACATTGATTAAGGAAATCGAGTTCGAAACGGATGATATTTATTGGGAAGTGTTGCAGTTATGTGATTCCGAAGTGTTATCTATTGAACAGATAACAAGGAAGTTGGGTAATAAAAAATCAAAAGAAGGAGAAACATTGCCGGAAGTAATTCTCAACTTAGAAAAAGAAGGGTTGTTGTATTGCAATGATAATAAGACAGAGATTGTAACTGTTTTGGACATTCATAAGACTATCAACCTACGGCAATACGGAGTAAATACAAATTCTTCCATGCGGATAGATAATAAATGCCATGAGGCTTTATTGGTTAGTTAAATGTATAATTATTAAAAATATAGAGACATGTTAATGAGAAGAGGATTGATAGCATTGGCGTTTGTCTTGTTTTTAGGTGTGGCAGCAAATGCACAGACCATCACAGGCAAAATCGTTGATTCAAGAAATGAGCCGATAGAGGCCGTTACTGTTGTTGCGCAGACGATAGATTCAGTTTTTGTTGATGCCGCTATTACAGATTCTACAGGTCAGTTTTTAATCAAAAACGCACCTGAAAAATATCGTCTGATCTTGCAACACCTGTTATTTGTTACACAACAAGTTAACGGATATACCCCTAATATTGGAACTCTCACAATGAAAGAACAGGATTATACATTGAACGAGGTCGTCATAAAGGGGGAACGTCCACAAGTTAAGGTTGAAGATGGGGCTTTAAGCTATGATATGAATAGAATGGCAGAAAAAAAGGTAATCAGCAATGCTTATGAATCCATTCTGCAACTTCCAGGAGTAGTGGAACAAAATGGTTCAATAACCTTGGCCGGTGCCAATGGAGTATCTATAATACTCGACGGTAAACCGACAACCATGAGCAATGCACAACTTTATGAGTTGCTGAAAAGCACTCCGGTTTCAAATATTGAAAAAATACAGGTTATGTATAGCGCTCCTGCAAAATACCATGTCAGAGGTGCCGCAATCAATATTGTCACCCAAAAGAAAAAAACGGAGAATCCATTTCTACAGGGAGAAATTAACGGTTCGTATATTCAAAGGCATTTTACAAACGGTCAGGGAGGGATCAATCTGTCGTACTCTTCCCCCAAATTATCCGTGGACTTTCTGTATTCACTGTCAGCAACTAAAAGTAAGACACAACTTGATTTGGCGACTTTACATAAGTTGGATAATAAGGTTTATGAAATAGAACAGTACAATAGAGGAACAAAAAAGGATCTTGCGCATAACATACGTTTGGGAGGAGAGTACACTTTCAATAACGAGGACAAACTTAGCCTGGCTTACACAGCAGTTTTAAGCCCTGATGGAAAAAGCACAGAGAATTCTGTTGGCAGCTTTTCCAATTCTACCAATAACAAGGATTTCGAAAATTCCATGCACAATATGAGTCTGAATTATTCTTCACATAATAATTTCAATGCGGGAGTGGACTATACACATTATAATTCACTTTTCTATCAGGATTTCCAAGATAGCAGAACAGACGGAATGATCAACGATTTCACTTCAGATTCAAAACAAAAGATTGACCGGATAAAAGTATATGCGGACAAAAGCCATGAGTTTGCCAAGGATTGGTCATTTAATTATGGAGCGGAATTCACGTATGCAACAGATTATAATATGCAGAAATATAATTCAAGAACTGAAACCGACATGACGGGGTCGAACACAGACAGCAACATTAAAGAATATACATATAATGCCTATGCCGGATTCGATAAAAGTTTCACGGAGACTTTTTCCATGTCATTCTCTGTTATTGGAGAGTATTATAAGCTGGCCAAGTATGACAACTGGGCTGTTTATCCTACACTTGACCTTACGTATGTGCCTTCTCCCTCACATATCCTCCAGTTTTCATTCTCTACAGATAAATCCTATCCGGATTATTGGGATATGCAGGAATCGGTCGGATATTTGAACGGATATACGGAGATTCATGGTAACCCATATCTGAAGCCATCAAAAGACTATTCAGCCCAGTTGATATATGTCTTAAAAAGCAAGTATCAATTTCTTTTATACTATGACTATGAACCTGACCATTTCGAACAGTTAGGTTACCTGTCATCAGATAGGCTGGCCCTGATATATAAGACACTTAATTGGAACTATAAGCAAATGATAGGATTAAACATCGTGGTTCCTTTTAATATTGGAAATATTTTTGATTCAAGAATAGTCCTGAACGGCTATAACAATTCGTCAAAATGCAAGGACTTTTATGACTTATCCTTCAAACGGAACAAGTGGACGCTATATTCACGTCTGGATAACGCTATCAATATTTCCTCCAAGCCGAATATTAAATTAGAATTGGCAGCCATGTATATGACCCCTTCTATCCAAGGCATTTACGATTTAGGTAGAATCTGGAGTCTGGACGCAGGTCTGAAGTGGAGCTTTGCAAAAGACAAGGCGGAAATTCGTGTAAAGGGTACAGATTTGTTCAATAGCGCCATGCCTGATGTGAAAACCAGATATAAAAGCCAGCACATGGATATGCTCCTGAGACCGGACAGCCGTACTTTAACAGTTTCTTTCAGATATAAATTCGGAGGTTACAAAGAGAAGAAGTTTAAGGAAGTGGATACATCAAGATTTGGTCAAAAGTAATTGCAGTTTAAACTTTAAACAACAGTATATCAAAATTAGAAATATGTCTCAATTTCCACTATATTTCCAGCATGATGCCATGCAATGCGGCATAGCCTGCCTGCAAATGGTATGTAAATATTATGGTAAGGAATATACCCTTGCCCAGCTTTCCGATATATGCTTTGCCACCAATGAAGGCATATCTTTGCTTGGCATAAGTCAGGCTGCCGAAAAACTGGGATTACATACCGTTTGCGGGCGTGCAACAGTGGAGCAGCTGGAACAAGTGGACCTGCCGTCCATCATCTTTTGGAATCAGAATCATTTTGTAGTACTTTACAAAATAAATAAAAGGAAGAAAGGAAATATCTATTATGTGGCAGATCCCGGCAAAGGGAAAATTGTATATACTGAAGGAGAATTTAAAAAAGGATGGTTGAATACACAATCGCAAAGGGAGGAAAAAGGCATAGCAATGTTTTTCGAACCGACAGGGAATTTTTGGGAAATAAATTCTTCCGAGAAGGAAAAGCATTCTTTCCGTTTTTTATATGGTTATCTGAGACAATACAGAAAGCATCTCATTCAAATCTTATTAGGGCTGCTGGTAGGTTGCATATTGCAATTGATCATGCCTTTCCTTACACAATCCATTGTTGATATCGGCATAACTAACAGGGACATCGGATTTATTTGGTTAGTTCTGTTGGGTGAGCTTCTGATTGTCATTGGACGGACAGCGACTGATTTTATCAGACGTTGGTTGCTGTTACATATCTCTATGCGCATTAATATCTCACTTGTAAGTGATTTCTTCATTAAATTATTAAAGTTGCCAATGTCCTTTTTTGATACCAAATTAATGGGGGATTTGCTTCAACGCATGAACGACCATAACCGGGTACAATCATTCCTTACTTCACAGTTACTTAGTACATTGTTTAGTCTATTGAGTTTTGTTGTTTTCGGAATGGTACTCTTTATTTATAACAGGATAATCTTTGGAGTATTCCTTTTAGGCAGTTTTCTTTATGGAGCATGGATCGCCACGTTCCTAAAACGGCGTAAGGTGATCGATTATGAACTTTTTGAGCAGCAGGCAATAAGCCAAAGCAAAACCTATCAGTTCATTACAACAATGCAAGAAATAAAGTTACAAGATTGCGAACGCAGACGCCGCTGGGAATGGGAGGATGTACAGGCCGACCTGTTCAAAGTGCAGATGAAATCCCTTAAATTGCAACAGATGCAGGAAGCGGGAAGCATTTTTATCAATGAGGTAAAGAACATCCTTATAACAGTAATGGCTGCGACATCCGTAATTAATGGCAATATCACATTAGGGGCAATGCTTGCGGTACAATATATTGTAGGACAACTCAATTCACCGGTGGAGCAGCTGATGTCATTCATTTATTCACTACAGGATGTGAGAATCTCGTTGGAACGCATTAATGAAATTCATGAAAGAAAAAGTGAAGAAACATGCGAACGTCAACATATTGGATTTGCAGACAGAACTGACAAATCGATAGTCATTGATAATGTGGATTTTAAATATGACCCGCATGCTCTGAAAAAAACGGTTGAAGGTATATCTTTCATAATTCCTGAAGGAAAAGTGACCGCTATTGTAGGAGCAAGTGGGAGTGGAAAAACTACATTGATAAAACTTATATTAGGTTATTATCCAGTGATGGCAGGTAATATTCTCATAGCCGGAAGAAATCTTGATAATTATAATTTAAAATGGTGGCGTAGGCAATGTGGCGTAGTCATGCAGGACGGAATAATTTTCTCAGAAACAATAGCAAGAAACATTGCAGTGGATGATGGTGATATAGATGTGGAGCGTCTGGAACAGGCTGCACGAATAGCCAATATTCATGATTATATAATGGGACTTCCTCTAAAATACAACACTCAAATCGGTAGGGATGGTATGGGATTGAGTCAGGGGCAAAAACAACGTATTCTTATTGCGCGTGCGGTTTATAAAAAAACTGATTTTATCTTTCTTGATGAAGCGACCAATGCTCTTGATGCCAAAAACGAGAAAGCTATTGTAGAAAACCTGAACGGGTTTTATAAAGGACGCACAGTCATCGTTGTTGCCCACCGGCTTTCAACAGTAAAAAACGCCGATCAGATAATCGTACTTGACAATGGTAAAGTGGTGGAAATAGGAAATCATGCCTCACTTATAGAAAGGCAGGGCATATATTATAATTTAGTGAAAAACCAACTTGAATTAGGCAATTAACATGGAAATAGAGAGAAACAATGGTTCCGATCAGGTTGAACTCCGGTCAGAAAAGGTACGTAACATTATCGGTACGATTCCCCCCGCTTTAGTACGTTGGGGCATAGCTGTTATCACGATTATTTTTGTGATATTAATGTTAGTGTTTTTGGGGGTTCCTTACCCATATGGGAAAGGTGAGAGCATTTTTCAACACTTGTTCTTTTCTTGAAGAAGGGTGTTTTGCAAATCCCTAAATAAACTTTGTATTTCACACTTATCTGTTGTCATGCTTTATCAGATAGGGTGGGTTGTCTCTCTTTTGGGCAGAGAGACTATTTCTCAATTTGGATATATTCCGAATATTTTATTTCTGCATAAGGATTGTCACTTGAGATCATCTGGTGGATGGCTTTGGCCCGTTTCCAGAACCACCACCCTTTGTATTCTATCCAAATGGCCTGATTAAGCGTTACGGGCATTCTGATATCCCCTGTGAGACGGTTCTTCTCAATAAAACCTGTCAACTTTATATACGGTGTTGTCATTTCAATTTTTTGCCGTAACAAAGGAATTGTATCACGGACAATGAAAGTGTCACGGATAACGGCATCTATCGGAGCCTGTACCTCGACCTCATGCCGTGCCGCCGCTTCAAGATGTTTGATTCTCATTCCGAGTTCCTTGATTTTCTCAGTATCTTTGGTACGGAATTTCTTATACTCGTCCATGGTCAACCTCAGTACTTTGACATCGAGCGCCATTGTCGCGGAGTCGGATTGTATCCGCTTTATATCAGAAAGCAGTGCGGTATTGTTCATGCTAAAACGGTCACGCTCTTTCGTAAGACGCTCCATGCGGCGGTACTGTAGCCAGACAATGCTTACGAGTAACAGCATGACACTCAAAAATACTTTGTTCAGTCTATTCATAAGATATGGATTCTTCGGGGATGAACCACAGGAATTCATCCAGATAACTTTCTTCCAGCAACACAAGGCCGCCCCGGTTCGTTTCCCGGTTCTGTGACAGGTCTTCCACGAGCAGTCCACGGCGGCCGATCACCTCGTCCAATCTTATTTGTGAGAGTTTGGGCGAGGCGATGATAATAACATATGAGTTCTTAATCATGACGGTTATGTTCTATGATCCTATTTGTGCGTTCCCTGGCATTTGAGAAGCTCACGAATGTCCGCACGAATTTCGTGCAGGTCGTTCTGTACCGTATTGAGTTGCATCATGGTGGCCTCAAAAACAGACTTGTCCAGTTTCATGGCGTTAATACGGTCATACTGGTTTTTGATTTCGGTCTCCATACCGGCACATTTCGTTTCCAACTTGGCAATCTGCGCCGTGTTGTTGATATGTTGTATGTACAGTGTCAGTGAAAACGATAGTACCACTACAATAATCTTGAAGTACTTTATTACAAATTCCTTGAATTGTTCCATATAATTATTCCATTAAAAGAGTGTATGCGTCCTTGATAGCCCTGAGCAGGAGTTCTGCCGCCGCACTATCCCAAAATCCATAGACAATCAATGCGACCATGATTGCCAGATAAGTCCACCAGGCTATCTCCTGTTTGTCAATCTTATGCTTCCCTCTGGTCATCTTCTGTCGTTTTTTGGGGTACAATTACATTAAAAATCACATTGCCGTCATTACCCTCAATGCGCAGGCGGCTCTCTTCCTTGTGCCTGATGGGGAAAATTTCCATCAGCGCCTTGGCGGCATTGACCGACACGGCCCTAAGTGCCGCAGGAGAGAGGGGGACTCCGAAACGGTCCGTATAGTCCGAAGTGGCCGCCTCGTCCATGACGGCTTTGAGGGTTTCGGTCACTTGCAGTTTCACGGCCATTGTTTCCATTTCAAAGCGCTCCGAAGACAGCAATGTCCTGATGTGTGCCAATACATGGGGCTTGTTCATCAGGTAGTTGGCGGAAGCATTAGGATTCTTTACCGCATTCTCCCCAAACACTTCCACGAAACATTTCTTCGGTCGTCCCGCATATTCCAGGCCGCCATTCACATAGAGGTTGCAAAATTGCAGTTCCTGTTCTGTAAGCGGCTTTCCTTCCGGTTTATCCAGCATGTCCATTATCTTGTCTGATTTCATTTCCTTCTTTTTCTGAAAGAGTAGCGGGTTTCCAGTGATGAGGTTTTACAAAATCCGCTTTCTCATTAATTAATTGTTCCATCAGTGCCTCATAAAACACTTGTGCCAGCGCGTCGGCACATGCCTCGGCATCCGCCAGTGAATTTATAATCCGCAAATTGAACTTAATTTCAAGGTCATAGCCCGATATAAACGCCATAAGTTCATTGCCGTCATAGCCTAATGCCCCATATGTCATACGGTCTGCAGTATGAAACGTGATGGTTTCCGGAATCGGGCCCTGCTGAATGTCTTCCGCATCTTTTTTATTGATATCCGTCATCATATTTTAAAGTGTTTACGGGTTTTCTCTTTTGCCTGTATTGTGATTGCTTCCCCGCCCGCATGACGTAACCGGGAGGTATAGATACCAAGTATGTCAAGTGTGGCCGTTACATCGGCAGCCGCATCATGTGCATCATTCAATTCCACTCCCAATCGGGAGGCGATCAGCTCCAATTTGTAAGAAGTCACTTCCGGATCGGCTGCAAATGCCAGCCTCCCTACTGTAAGCGTATCGATATAGTGGGGCTGGAAATTACCGTAATAGTCCTTCGTTCCGGCAAAAGTTTTTTCAAACTCGGCAACCAGTCCGGCATAGTTCATCAATTGTTGTAAGAAACCGATATCAAAAGTGACATTCTGTCCGATCAGTATGGGTTTACACTGGTTGCCTTTCGACAAGGCGCTACGTTTGGCGAAGGCGATGATTTCTCCGGCCGCCGTCTTCATATCCACCCCTTGTGTACGTAACATTTCCATAGTGATGGCGGAATAGTCCAATGCCGTCTGCTCATATTTCATAGGGACAACCCCGGCTTCCTTCGCCTGTTCGTGGCGGGTTCGTAACACTTTGCGACGGGGCAGTCCGGCATCCGCCTTGCCATAGGGGGCGATATACGCCTGACAATGGTCGAACACCTGCCAGGTGTCGAAACGGACGGCTTGCAGGGCGATCTGGGTACAGGCGCATTCACGGCAGTCCAGACCGCCGGTTTCAAAATCCATCCCGATCCCCACGTATACTTTCTGTTCTGTTTTTGGTGTCATGTCTTAGGATTGAATGAATAACATTGAGTTCTTATAGGTTTGGAGCATATTGCATCCGTTATAATCACTGTAACGGACGACAGCCGTGAGAATGACCACCCGGCCCTTGAGGGCCTGTATCTCGGTGCGATGTTCCATGTAGTAGTCGTTCCAGCAGACACATTCCGTAATGCGGTTGTTCTGCGAGAGCGTGAGCTTGGCGAAACGTTTCCGGCTTCCCGTTTCTCTGTCCTTATAAGTATGCTCCGCAACCTCCACAACCGTGACGCAGACCGTTACCTTCCGGCCGTCGTTCTCATCCAGTGCCACCTCGTCCAGTGGCAGGTAAGAGGCTTTTCCCCTGACCTGCCTGCGGGCTTCCGAGTTGTCGAAGATGCGCCAGTAATCAATATTGCCGATGCCCGATACGGCAATCTGCTGTTGAGACCAGAAGAAATGCCTCTCACGCATATCCAGGGGGAAGTCTTTTTCGGAAAGAGAAAATCCCAGTTCCCTGGCGGCACGTTCGAGCAGGGCGCAGCGTTCGGTAACCGCCCCGACATTTTCCACGCGGTCAAAACATCCGGCAAGGACCATGTGCTTGACATGACGGGCATTCACGGGCACTTTCACCGCCTCCTCCGGGTTGTCCGGGTCATCCCAATAGCTGTACTTTTTGAGCTTGTAACGGAAAATGCGGTGTATGAAGTTCTCAATGCCGGTATACGCCCCGCCTCGGTCACGTTCCGTAACGATGTGTTCCACCGTCTTGACACCCACCTGTTTGATACGGGTAAGCGACCAGAATATTTCATCGGTGGCGTAGTCGGTAAAGAACTCCGTTCCCGAGCGGTTGATGTCCGGCGGCACGATCTTGGCTGACGAGCAGCGTTCCATCTCCGCCATCAGCGGGGGAATTTCCTTGTCATCCGCCCATTGCAATGCTACGGTATAGAATGCCGACGGGTAATTGGCCTTGAGCCAAGCCCCGCAGTAGGCGGTCAGGGCATAGGCTGCGGCATGGGAACGGTTGAACGAATATTTTCCGGCCACCTCTATCTTGTGCCAGATTTCTTCCGCTTCATAGTCCGGGCAGCCATTGCGGACAGCCCCCGCGATGAAATCGGCCTTGAGCGTAGCCATCAGATCCGCCTTCTTCTTGCCGATGGCTTTTCTCAACAGGTCGGTTTTGCCGAGGTCAAAGCCGCCGAGTGTGTGGGCTATGGACATGAACTGCTCCTGATAGCACATTATTCCGAACGTGTTCTTCGTCGCTTCGTAACAGCCGTAGTCATAGACCGGCGCCACTTCCCCCCGCCGGAAACGGATATAATCCTCCGTGGCCCCGATGTCGAGCGTGGCGGGACGGTACAGGGCGTTGATGGCGATCAGGTCCTCTATGCACTTTGGCCGCACATCCTGAATGAAGCGGGTGATGCCGGGTGAAGAGAACTGGAAAACATTCTGTGTGTTGCCTTCAGCGAGCAGCCGGTACGTCTTGTCATCTTCCAGCATCTCCTGTGTGATACGTTCTATGGACAGTTCCTGTCCGAAATGACTGTTGGCCAATGCGATGACGGCGCTGAGCTTGGCGAGCTCCTTTGTCGCCAGCACATCCTCCTTCAGCAGCCCGATCTCATCGACCGAGTAGCCGTCGAATTCCGACACCAATGCACCGTCCATCTTTCGGACAGGCAGGTAATCGAAGCACTCGGCCTGCCTGCCGTCCCGGGCATCAGGTGTCACTATAATTGCGGAAGCATGTATGGATGCGGCCTTGGGCTGTCCGAGCAGCCCGCGCACATCTTCAATGACTTCCGGATAGGTCTGGATAAACTCACGCAGTTTCCTGTTTGTCGTCGCCTGCATGAACAGCCCCGTCCAGTCCGTACCGTCATCTATCATGGCTGTGATATAGTTCACGATGGCATGCGGCACGCGGTGCACACGCGCCACATCCTTCAATGCTGCCTTGAGCTTCATGGTTGTAAAGGTTCCAGCCGAGAACACACGCTGGCGGCCATCCACATTGTAACGTTCTTCCAGATAGTCCTTGATCTCCTGCCGTCGGTCGGAAGCGTAATCGACATCGATATCGGGCAAGGACGCGTGTCCGCCTTCCGTCAGCCCTCTGTCAACGAACGAATCCATGACAGTCAAAGGGGTATCCGCTTTCCTGATTTTAATGTGAGTCACTTTCATCTTATATACTTCTTATATCGAACAATGGCGCTTACCGTCTGGCGGCTGACGCCGTACTGTTTTGCCAAGGTATTCTGTGAGACTTTGCCGGAGAAATACTTCACCCGTACCTCTTCCGCCTGTGCGTTCGTCAGTTTGGCGTTCACACTTTTCTCTCCATAATCCTGTTTGAGCCCGCCCGCAATGGCGTGTTCCATATTCTGTTGGTGCGTACACATTTCCAAATTGTCCGCGGTGTTGTTGTATCGGTCACCGTCAATATGGTTCACTTCCAACTTTGGATTCCATTCCGGAAGGAAGTGCTGTGCCACGAGACGGTGTACGGAGAATTTTGTCCCGACGCCTCCCTTATAAAGCCGCACACAGTCGTAATATGAGGTGGTCCCGCACCAATGGCTCATGATCCGTTCAGGCTGTGTCCAGGTGATACCGCCATGCGATACCTGCCGTTCCAGACTCTTGATGCGCCCCTTGTTGCTGATTCTATACTTCCCTTCATAATTTTTGATATCCACCCAGATTTCCCGGGTGTCAGTCATTGGCTATTCTGTTATATGCTGTTTGAAAAATATCCCGGTCTATCTCCACGCCTATGAAGCGCCGTCCCATGTTCCTGCAGGCGACAGCAGTACTGCCGCTGCCCATCGCAAAATCAAGGACGAGGTCCTCCTCGTCGGTATAGGTGCGTATCAGATATTCCAGCAAGGCAACCGGTTTCTGTGTTGCGTGCAGGCAGGACCTCTGCTTGTCCGTCTTGAATCTCAATACACTGCGCGGATAGCGTTCCGTGGAGATGTAGTCCCGGTAATTGTCATGCTTCCGATATATCTCCCCGCTGTCACACTTGCGCCGGTGGTCGGCCATTACGATCTTGCACCGGTGCCCGTCCGTTTTGACGGGGTTGTATTTGGGCAGCCTGTCATAGAACACGAGAATGTCCTCGTGCGCTTTCATCGGCATACGCCCGGCATTGAGAAAACCTGTCGCCTGTGTCTTCTCCCAGATCCATTCATAACGCAGCTTTTCAAGATTGGAACAGCCTAATATGCTGGTAAAAGGATGCTGGCAGAACAGCAGTATGGGAGTTCCGGGGGCAGAAACGCCTTGTATGGCATTCCACATCCCCCGAATATCTATCACGGCGTCCCAGCGGCAGTGTGTCGTACCATATGGCGGGTCTGACAATACCATGTCGGCAACGATGCCCTGCCCTGCCAATAGGGGCAGCACCTCGAGGGCGTCACCCCGGTAAAGGTCGCAGCCGTCATAGGGACGGCGGTGTTCGTAAGTCGGATTCATGGGTTTCGAGTTCCTTTAAGTTCCACAAACAATCTCGGCGGTCAAAAAGAATTTCGTCACCGCAAATCAATTCATCGGCATATATTGTTTTTTCTTCCCCGCCGCGGAGAATCCTCAAACGGGCATCCGCACAGAGACGATAAGTCTTATTTTCAGATTGTATCTCCACATATTGTTCGCCTTTGTTAAGCGTAATGTCCGGAGCCAGTACCGTTATCTCGTTTTTCCAAACCAGTCCGCAGCGTTCCGGAACAAGAAAACGTGAGAAAATCAGGTCGTATTTCAGCGGGTCGATGGAGGTAATGCCCAACAGGTAGGAGACCAACGATCCGCCGGCGGAGCCACGCCCGATACCGGTTGCAATGCCCCGGCGGTGCGCCTCACGCACCATGTCCCACTGTACAAGAAAATAATCCACGTTGTCGGTTGACTCGATGATATAGACTTCCTCGTCCAGCCGTTCCCGGTAGCGTTCCATATCCGGAACTTTTCGTTTCAACCCTTCATCAAGCAGCCGGAGGAACATCGTGCGGCGATTGCCGTACCGTTCCACTTCTTCGGGACGCATACGGTATTCGGGCATGAACATCCGTCCGGTCTCGAACACGGCTTCCGCCCGTTCTGCAATCTCCACCGTAGGGCGGCACATACGCCCGAACAGGGCATCGAAGTCCCATTTCTCGGAAAAAAGCGGACGGAGCGTGTCATACAGTTCATCCGCCGTTTTGAAATATTGCTCCCCGCTCTGTTCGTGTGCGGCTCCTGCAGCAATTTTATTCACTATAATTTTGGAAGCGGCATCATCTTTGTCCATATAATAGCAATCCGGCAGGAGGATCGGTTCTACTGTAAACAGATCCCTTTCGGTATCATAGCAATTACAGAAATAATATTTAAGGGCTTCCAGCTGCTCCCGGTCAATACGGTCCGCCTTATATTCGTTGGCGTCTATCTGGTAATAAACCGCTTCGGCCCCTTTCCGGATCCGTTCCACCTGCTTAGGGTGTCCGGCCATCCAATAGACAGAGCGGGTGGCAAAGACCGGCACACACCCTGCGGCATACATCAGCAGCTGTTCATAACGGATTGTATTGTTTTCCGAAACCACCATCACGGCGGACTGGATACGCAGCAGGTTGTGGAGCCCCTCATTGTTCAAGGCATATATTTTCAGGTTTACGGCTTCTTCTTCATGAATCATTGTCAGCGAGTAGCCGAAGATGTGTTTCAGCCCGTTTTTGGCACATTCTTTTTGGAAATTGAGTGTGGCGGCCATTGTATTACGGTCACAAATGCCGACCGCCGTATGTCCTGACCATTTTGCCTTGCGGCATAAATCCTCCAGGGAACCACAGGCGTTCAGCAGTTCGTAAGAAGTATGGACACCAAGATTCACAAACGGAATGTCATGTACCGGAGGCCCGGGACGGCCGATGTATTTCAACAGATTGAAACGGAATTCTTCCCGAAGGTCGTAATAGTACCAGTTATATCCGAACGGAAAAGCCACATGGTAGATTCCCTCCTCCATCAATACTGCCGGATTCTCCATCAGATTGAAGACAAGTTTATCGCCGTCACTGCGGAAAATGGATTCCACACCTGACAGGTCAGCCGTGAACAGCCGTCCGAACCCGGGTATGTCCACCACCTCCGTGTCAACCGGTATATAAGAAATCCGTTGTGTGTCAAGCCATGCGAGCAGTTCCTGTATCATCTTTCCTGTACTTTTTTGAGTTTGTATTCAAGGACAGACAGCAGACGGTAGGCAAAGATGCCGTAGACCTCCGTTTCCGCCAGTTCATCCCAGTCTTTATCGGCATCCGCTATATCTGCGATGAACACCTCGAAGTAGGGCCTCAGCCGTTCCGCAGCCCGTTTGACCGCCTCGACGGCATCACCGTCATATCCAATAACCACGGTCCTCACGCCCTTCGATTGCAGCTTGTAAATCTGCACATCGGAAATTTTCTTTCCGAAAGTCGCTACGGCGGCAATATGCGGGTTATCGTAAAGCTCAAGTTTTCGCGTCAGCGCGATGACGTCAAAAACGCCCTCTGCAACGATGACCGTATCGGTACCGTCCTTGCGGACGGCATCATAGTTATAAAGAAGTTTGGAAAAGTCGTTCTCTGTGGAATTCCGATAACGAAGTATCTTGTATTCACCTTTGTATTTCGTTTTACGGTTGTAGGTGTCTATCTCCTCTTTTGGCCAGGTATGGCGTGAAACATATCCGACAACCATACCGCAGTCGATGACCGGGAAAATTACATAGTCGGCATACCGCGGATTGAGCCTGCCGGTTATTCCGGCAGGAAAATATTCATAGTCATCGAAGCGGAATCCGCGCTGTTTCAGATATGGGTGGCGGAAAGTCCGTTTATAGAAGTCCGGCAGTCCGGACGGGACCAGTTCATCGTCTATATCTTCCGCCTCGTCAGGTTCCAGCAGGTGCAGGTTCAGCGGTGCCGAGATATCTGTTGTTTCGGAAACCATCAGGTCCATGCGTCCGATAGCCTCCAATAACTGCGCAAGTGTACGGGTGGACGCCCCGCAGGAGAAACAGTGTGCCATGAACGGTCTGTGGCGGACGGTTTCCTTACCGATATAGATACCGAACTTACCGCCCTGCTTGCCGCAGAACGGACAGCGCGGAACGATAAGGTTCTTGCCGCTCCCGTCCCGTTTGGCCCCCGTCTCACGGGTTATCTCCGAAACCAGATATTGATATTCCTGTACAGACAGTTCCATACTAAGGTATAGTACTGCCGGTCATAATAAAGTTTGAGCATTCTATAAATTGACTAATTATAAATGATTGTTCTGCCCTTCAACGAACAATGTTATAGTGTCGACTTTGTTAATTAAGACAAATACATTAGTGATGCTAAAATTATGATAATCAAACAAATAATCTTTATAAAGTTTTGGAATTTCAAAGAAAATTCCTATCTTTGCGAACTGTTTTGTCCATTGGCACATTGGATTATTGTGTAACGACTTAAAAACCAATAAAGTATGTGCCTGCTTTGTTGGTAGTTTAAAACTATGTGTAAAGCAAATGATAAGCTATTTCTGTTTAGCTATATTTTAGGGAGGTTTGTAGAAATTCATCGAGAGATGACTGTTTCCAATGGCAATGCGATGCCTTCAAAAGAAATATTACAATCATTCTCTAATACAAGAATTATGAAATTGCTCTATTGTTTATGCTTAGAGAGTTTGACTAATTTAGAAGAACCGCAAGGAGAAAATATACGCATAAATCAGAATAATCTATTTGAGTTTTTTGGCGCTTTCAGTGCATTGCCCAACGGACCTGTACTCCTTCATATTTATAATGCATTAGACATTATTCCCGGATTTAGATATGAAGAAGGGCATTTTCAAGAACAAATGTCAGAGACCCAATGCTTGATTCCGCCCAAATACAGAGATAGATATGAAAAGATTATTCATTTGATTGACAATGCTGTTTTGGGATTACAACAAAATATGAAAAAAGAACTTTTCATGGATAGGGATAAGCTTGTGGATTTAACCCACAATCTCCCATTGTGGAAAGAAACATTCATGTATGAGGCTAATAAGGAAATGAGTACTACGCTGCAAGATCTTCAACGGGAATATGAACAATATGTTTTATTAAGATCAGCAATGTAAAATCATACTATGCCCAATATAGGTTAATAATAGGTGTCTTATGACACCTTTTTTTATAAAACACAAATATTATATGAAAAAGACTTACATAGAAGAAGCTCAGGAAGTATATAATAATATTGTTGGTTGCAAGATAGAATCATACAAATTTTTTGTATTGCAAACATTGAATGGTTATGGTATCAAAAACATAGAACAATTAAGTATACTGAAAAGGGTTTTAAGCGTAAATGAATCTTCAATATTACAATTTAGTTTTCCTGAGAATAAAGACTTTGACTTTTCCTTTAAGGACGATGGCAAATCCAAGAAATACGACAAGGAGAAAAAAAGTTTTTTTGTAGATTTATCTCAGGATCAAAGATTTGAGCAAGAAATGACCAATATCCCTGGGCAGTATAGTATAATTGCAGCATTAAGGATTTGGGAAGAAAAAAAGAAACAAAATAAAGTTGAAGGGCAAGAGCTCCAAAAAGATACCTTCTCCGATGAAGATTTGGCAGCACTGCTTAAACGTTCATTTGGAGAATTTTGTGTTGCTTACACATATATGCATAATAAAACTGATTTTTACAGCTATTGTGACGCTATAACTTTTTTGTTTTTTACTTATTTATGGAAATCCGTTGCGGTTGGAGAATTTTATATTGTTTCCGGTTATAAGGATATAATTAGGGCATGGGAAGACAAAAAAGATGATCTTGATGAAAGAATACTACCAGCCTTTATTAATTGCTATTCTGATATTTCTTCGGCAATAGCAACATTTGTAAATAGAATAAATCCAAAGAACAACGGTGGGCTTTACGAAGTCCATTTTGAACTGGACCAAGATCTGATCATAGATTCAATTCCTGGTAAATATGTCAAAACAGAACATTTACAACCATTGATAAAATTGACACAATTGCTTTTTGATATCACCGTTATAGATATTCGATACATCGCATCAGAAAGTAACCTGTCTAAGTTGATAAATTTTATTTATGCATTTGACAAACTAAAAAAAAGTTTATCGCCAACAAAAGCAACTTTAGCTCGCAGAACATCCATATTTCTTGAACAAGCATTTGATGTTAATGCCTTGGAAATATTAAACAATGTAATAGAGGCATTAATTTTCAAGGCCTGTGTATTGTCAAAACAAATGATGGAACAGCAAGCGCCGGCAGGTCCTAAAATATGTTTTGGCTATAGCCCTCTTACCAATCCTGAAATTAATTCAATTATTGAGCAATATTCCCAATATGCAAAAGACTATACTAAAGATATATTCTATACCCGTTGGCGGAATTAATTTAAGTTGATAAATATGAGTAAAAAGTTGTACATGTCGCTGATTTTTAGTAACTTAGTGGTGATTA